TCCTTTGGCGATAAATGATTGCGTAGTAGTTAACTTTCTGCTGGTATCATAGTTCAATCCTACAAATTCAAATGACATTCTTGGCAAAGTTATTTGAACTGGATTATTTAAATCTGAAGGAGATTGCTCTAATCTTGCTAAAAATTTCTGAGTTGGACCATATGCAAGAGGAACTTTTGTGACCTGGACTACATCTCCAGAGTTATCTTGCTTCTTTAATAAAATATTATTAAAAAGCGTTCCAAATGCAATAATAGTACGCCTAAAAGTTTCGTTATAAAAATATTCAAACATTTTTCTATAAATTAATCTTAATTACTATTTAACAAAAAAATCAGGGAGTTCCAAAAGGATTTCTCTCGGAAAAATCTAAAATTTCATTTGCCTCAAATTGTATTTCTCTATTTTGAGCATATTTATCTGGACCATTTTCCAATAACGTTGGTTCTGCATTATCAGATTGATCGTTTTGATCTTCTAGATTATCGCCATATATTATACTTACTGCATATCTAGCATCAGATTCTTCTCCTATTAAAATTTCTCCTCGGATAAATTCTCCAGTCAAATTAGAAACTTCAAGAACTTTAGAAACTGAATTCCAAGATTTTACTCTTGCAGTAACACTACTTGCAGATCCAACAATTACTTCATTAAATTCGTAATTTCCAGATCCAATTAAAATTGGACTTCCAATGACAACAGTTGGAATTCCAATATACCCGTAACCACCATTAATAATCCTAATCTGTGTAACAGATCCGTTTTCAACAATTGCCCTTGCAGAAGCAGTAGAAGTTGCTGTCCCAACAAATGCAACTGAAGGTGCATTTATGTATCCAGATCCTCCACTTGTTACACTTACAATTCCAACAACATCATTTGCAATTATTGCTGTGGCAGCAGCTCCAGATCCTCTTCCGCCACTAAAAACAATTAGAGGAGCAGAGGTATATCCATATCCAGAATTTGTAATTTCAATTCCTTGAACTCTTAATAAAGTAGAATCTGGTTCGCAAAAATCTACAATATTATTAATCATTGTAGCAATTCCTGTTGCAGTCACACCACCATAAGGAGCGGATGAAAATGCAACAGTTGGTGATGTTGTATAACCAGACCCTCTATTAGTAATAGATATGAATCTAACTCCACCATCAAAAATGTTTGCACTTGCGGTTGCAGTTGATCCTACTCCAACCATTTGCAGAGTTCTAATAACTCCAACTTCTTCCATTGTATCATCTATTTGGTCAATTCCAGTTGCAATTACTTCGTCACCATATCTAAAGAGTTCGCAACGTAATTCATAAGTATAGTTTCCTTGCAATTGATAAAAGGGTTTTTCATGCTCAACGTATTTAATTTCAAAAATACGATCACCCAAAGGAAAATAAACTAAATCTCCCTCTTTTGGTCTAGTTGCTAATTTTACATTTGAAACTTTTTTAAGAAGAGGTGTAATATAGGTCTCAAATCTTTCTCTAGAAATTGTTAAAGTTAATTCATTTAATGCCTGTATTCCAAATTTTGATAATATAGTCGGATTGTTTCCATATCCATCATAAGTTTCCAAATAAGCTTCTAATGGGTATGCATTATTAAATTCCGATTGTATTACTTCTTTTATTATAGTTTTTTCCGTAACATATTGACGAGGAAGATAGTATATTTCAATTCCAAAAATTTTTAAATGCTCATTTACAAGGTCTTGGACTAAATCCCTTTCCCCCTGAGATCCTTGAAGAAAAAATGGATTAAGCATATTTTTAACCTATCATATCGAGAGGTGGAAGTTCGTAAGTAGAAGACATTTTTTCCATAAGGGCATCAATCTCTCTTTGAGCATCATCAAAGATTTGTCTCCCATTAAGTTCAACTCCCCCTGGAAGTTTTACTCCTTGAAATTTTATTAAGTTTTGCCCCCACTGCCTTTTTATCAAAGAAGTTAAATATGGTTTAAGGAAAGAATCGTTCCAAACTCTACTGTAATCACTTGGATCTAACATTCGATAACAATCTATAATTATGTAACTACCAACAGTGAGACTTGCCCAATCAATATCTAAATATAATCTATCCTGCCTTTTATTAAATCTAATTTGTTTTTGTGTAGTTAATAACCAATCAATATCTTCAAGATATGTTTTAACCATAGAATATGTTAATAATTCTGTAGAACCCCAATAATAAATATCATTTAAAAATAGTTGATATTTGATACTAAACATTCCACTAGAAATAGAATTAGACCCTTCAAAATGAAATATTTTATTTACTCCAATTACATGGGGAGGTACTTGTAGATAATTACTGTTTTCATAATAATTAAATGTTCCAATTCCTGCCGCAGATGCTGAAGTAGATGCTATTCCCACTCCAGCAATTCCTTTTGCTCTTCCTCTATCAATATCTTGCTGAGTAACTTGATATTTTAGATAAGTTTGATAAACTCCATCAAAATGTCTTTCTTGAAAAAATTGCAAAGCATCATCAACAAGGTCTTCAATTTGTTCTTCAGCAACGTTAATTTCTAAAACAGGCGCCCCAAGTTTTCTTAAACAATAATCTACTAATTCCTGTCTTGTTGATGGTTGTGCCATGTTATAACCTTGAAATTACTTCTTGCTGTTTAAAATATAATTTAACATAAGATTTGACTAAATTTTTTAGAGACTCAATATCATCTATACTATCTATGTCTCTTGAAATTTTTTCATATTCAAAAAGTTTATTAATATTTTCTAATTCAATATCTTGAGGATTCATTTTAATAGACTCCTTAAAAGATCTTTAATTTCTCCAATGTCACCCTTAATATTATTCAGATCACTCTCAAGACTTTCAATACGAGCATTTTCTTGCTCTTTGATTGATTTTAATTCAAGATAATTTTTATATTCGTCAATATTTGTATTTAAAATAGCATTTGTGACTTCATCTCGAACCAAATGGTTGTATCCATCAACAAAAGAAATTGGATTTTCTGGTTCCGTTAAATCGTTAATAAGTTGTAAATTGTTTTCCATAATTATGCTAATGAAATTACTCTAAGACTCTTAAATCTTGGTGGATACGCTTGATTCTTAGCAGTTCCTATCAGTTTAATACTAAAATATTTAAAGCTAGGAAGATTATCAATTGAGAATTCATATTCTCTATAACTTATCTCGCTGCTTAAAAATCCAGACGCTTCTGATTTTTGTAACTTTTGATCGGGCGTTCCATCACTATTTTCAAGATCTATTACTTGCCCAGATTTAATTTTATTATTATATCCAGGGAATGGATAATAAATTGCTTCATCATTTGGAGTATCTAAAATTGAATATAATGCTCGTATATCACTGGAGTCATTTACATGAGCAGATACAAGGATCTTAATTGATGATGCGGGGACCTGCAATGTGATTGGATTAGTTGCATAAACGAATGCTGATGGATCATCCTTTAAAGTTGAAACTCTCAAATCTGTAGCGTAGTTAGAAATTGGATTGTTAACTCTACTACTCGTGAAGATCATAGCAACTCTATCTAAATCAATCACTGGAGAAATATTTTCATCGTTACTATTCAAAGTAAGATTTAATGTAAATGATTTATTTCCAGGTAAATTGGTTACATAGTTTGATTCATTAATTTTGGATGCAACCATTCTTGGTGACTTCAAATAAGTATTGCTATCTAATACAATATCCTCAAATCCCATATCATTATATGGGATTTCACTTCCATCGACACTTGCACCACTTGTAGTTCTAATTTTTGCTTTAATATTAGTATCCGTAGGAGTCATTGTTTGAACAATTGGTCTTACAATTTCAAAAGGAATATTTTGAGTTGCAAGAATATTTGTTCCTCCAGCAGATTTTGTTTGGTTAATATAAAGAGATGGGAATGATCCATTTCCACTTCTATCTACTTGACCATTTGGAAGAGATGCGGTTTTTCCTGCTGAAGATGTATCAATTTTCAAATAATAATAATCTAAGTCTAACGATTTTGTTAAATTAGAATCTTGTAATGTATGAGACTTATTAATTCTTCTTAGGGAAATTCCACAAAGTTCATACTTAAGAACAGAAGTTCCCGCAGTATATGTGAAAGGAAGTGTTTGATCAATTCCTCTGGTAATCCCAGTCAATGTATTTCCATCAACTCCAGTATAAGAAATAATTTCTTGGTCAACAAGAATATATCCAGGATTTAAAGTGCTGACACCAACATTTTCAAAAGTAGTAAATGCACTTTGTCCAGATACTGGATTGGCAATCATATCATCCAATTGAATTGGATCATTGGATGCTCTATCATAGTCTGTTGTTAAATTAGTTGATCTTATATCTGGATATGCACCAGTAATCCTGACATCACTTGCTTTAACATGCATTCCATGATTTTTATGATTTACCTTAATATGAAGACCATCACTATATTCTTCATCTGGAGTTATAGAAACAATTTGAACACCACCACCAGAAGTTGAATTTAAAGTTGTGCTACCAATACCAGTTGCATTGTATTTAACAGTGTTTCCTGCACCAACTTTGAAGTTTCCTTGAACTTGATCTAAAATTAATTCATTAAATCCAGACAAATTGGAAATAGATAATCTCATATTTCTTCCGAGAGGAGATCCTCCAAGAGAAGATACAGTAACAATATCTCCAACTCTATATCCAGTTCCTCCAGAACTAATAGTTGCTACACCAACTGCTCCAGTTGCACCAATACTAATATTGGCAGTAGCATTTTTTCCAGTACCAGTTACATTAATAAGAGGAACATTTCCATAATAACCTGTTACATATCCAGTACCGTCATTAATAATATTAAGATTCCCTGTCGAAACTCCTGCTCTTCCAACAAAAATGCCAGTTGCATCTGAATTTTCTTGGATAACCGTATTGCCAAAAACAAGATTAGAATCTTGTACCGTAGATCCTAGACCTACTCTAATTCTTCTTGAAGTTAAATCAAATGCATCAATAACAAGGTTTGCAATTTGTTTGTTTCCAACATTTAATTCTGGATTATAGAAATTAATGTCTCCAGTTGTCTTTGTAAACTTTGCCTTAAATAGAGTAAATTTAAGATCTTCATATTGACTTGGATCCCAAGTTGATCCATTTTGGGACTTAAACAAAGATCCAAGTAATGGTTGTTGAGTTACAACAATTTGTTGAGACTCTGGAAGAGTCTTTGAAGTAACATCAATTTCACCTAGTCTTGAAATCCAAACATTATATTCATTTGACTCGGACATCAGAACTAAAGCATGTTCTGCGCCACCCTTCAAATAAACTGGAGATGGGAATCTTATTACTGTTGGTACTGTAGCATCTTCTGATACGTTAATATCTTTTGGTTCAACAACTATTTCACTCAGAGGATGAACATCAGACTTTGGAAGTCCAAGTTCCATTGGTCGTAATTGAATAATTACAGGAAGTTTTGTATCTTTTGTTCTAAAAAATAGTTCAACCTTGGTCGCAAAGATACCTTTTTCTTCCTCAACAAAGAATGACTGTGCAAGTGGATCCCAACGGCACCAACCCCACCTTCCATATCTATATCTCCATTTATATGGCCATTTATACATCCCGCTGTAAGAAGTTGATGTTGTAGTAGTTGTTTCGGAAACTTCTTTTGATTCTGTTAATTTTTCAGATTCAATCTTAGCACTTCTTACTGAAACAATAGTTTCTTGAATTGTGTTTAATGTCCCTCTTGCTTCGTAGTTTTCTTCACCGCTGGTTTCTGTTACACCGACAATCTGACTATTTTCTTTACTACTCGTCAATCTGAATGCCTTTGTTCCAGTTTCAAATACGGGATTTGAAGGAACATTTGGATTTGGAATAAAGAATGAACCCATTACAGTTCCAACATTATCAGTTATAAGTCTAACATCAGTGACTACTGCCTGAGCACCACTTGTTTGACCCTTAAGAATCATATTCTTACCAATAAATCCATAATAATCACCAAGAACTTGTTCAGCAAGACTTCTTATATCAACGTTTAAAATGTTAGAAGTAGTTGAATATTCTTCCTGTATAATAGTTCCATTATCTTTATCATATGGATTTACTAGGAAAGTATCCGTTGGAGCATTAAATGGTCCATTTCTGTGATTTGATTTAGCAACTCTAAATTTAACTTGGAAATCTGTAACACCTGGAGTTGGATTTTCTGAAATAGTTGTCGAAGGTATGTTACCAATAACAGTTTCTCCAACTTGGAATACTCCAGAAGTCATTGAAATTTCAATTAATTTTGGAGTAATGTAGTAGTTTACATCTTGACCATCAAAAAATGCATAAACCCTAGTATATGGTTTAAAACGTTTTCCAACAAAATCAAGATTTCTTGATCTCATATATGGAATAATGTCTGATGAGATAATTGAGTCGCCCTGAGAATAAGTATT